CAGCAGCTTGATTGCCAGATGGCGGCGCACGCTGCGGAGCGACTTGAGCGGCTGGACCAGCAGGAGCATTTCGCTGTCATAGCTGGCCTGAAGCTTTTCCTTGGCCGTCTTCATGCTGTCGACCGTCACCTTGGTGATGCCCTTGCCCATCGAGACGCGGGCCGCGTGGAACACATCGCTGCGGGAGGGCTTCTTGGGCAGGCGGCGACCAGCGCCATCAAATTCAGCCTGCAGGCGCATCAGCGCGGCACCGAACTGCTGGGGCGCCCAGGCCACGGCCATTAGGTAGTCGGCATCTCCGGTGGTACGCGCGTCCACGCGCAGTGACATGGAGTGGGTGGCGGCGGCGTACCGCTCTTGCGTCGTTGGTGCTTCGCTCATCGTGATCTCCTCAGTTTCCAAGCAGGCGCTGCACGGTCACGTTCAGCGCGTCCATTTCGTCCATCTTTCGGATTGCCCAGGAGCGGCGTTGTCCGTGTAGCCCCAGCAGCGCGCCACGGTGGCAGCTCTCGCACAGTGCGATGCACACATACTGGCGGTTCTGCTTTACGTGGTGCGCCTCGCTCGGGCCCGGGGCATCGCACACGCTGCAGGGCAGCTCCTTCACGGCAGCCAGGTGCTCGCGCTCGCGGTCATTGAGCTTGTTCAGCATGTGGACACCTCCACCACGACACGGCCGCCAGGGGCGTCACCCCGCGTGATGCTCAGGCTCCAGTGCTTGTCGTCCACGCCGAGCACGTCCGCCAGCCCGTCCAGACCGGCCTTCATGCGCGCGAGTGCGTTGTCGAGGTCGTAGGCGCGGCGAGTCGGCGCGTGGAACGTCAGGGCCAGGTGCAGCTTCTGGGTCTGGATGCGGCGCACGCCCTGCTGCACAGCTGCGTATGCGCATGCGTGGCGGTAGTTCTTCTTGGCCTTGGCCAGGCTCGCCCAGTGCAGGCGGGCGTTCGGCGACAGCTCCTTCGGGGGCCATGGGAGTTCGATCCTCACTGAACCTCCCGCATCACATCGCGCAGCGCCAGCTGCAGCGTCTTGAGCGAGCCATGGTTGGCTATCACGCGGTCAGGCGCGAACTGGCTGCCGTCGGTGTCGCTGATGTGGCCTGTAGCGCCAGCCGAGACACCGGGGCGCGAAACCTGCCAGATCTGGCCGCCCAGCTCGCGGACCATCGCGGCTTCGTTCGGGAAGCGGCAGTCCGTGATCACCCAGAAGAGGCCTGCCCCCTCACCCTCCAGTACGTCGCGCACCTTCTGGACGAAGTAGTCGCGCTCCTGAGAGCGGCGGTAATCACCCCACCACTGCAGAATCTGCCGGGGGCTTCGCGCCGCATGCCAGTCCTCGCCCACCTTGAAATCACGGAAGCCGGCGTCCTTGCAGAAATCGATGGCCATCAGGTACGAGGCGCGCTCCTTGGTGTCCCTGCGCTTGAGTTCGTCCTCGCTCACGCCCCAGGCCTCAGCCACCTCGGCATACAGCGCATCAGCGAATGCCAACCTCCAAGCGGGCAGCATGCCCGCCACCGTGTCTTTTCCAGCGCCAGCGGCGCCACAGAGTGCGATCAGTCGCATCACTTCCCTCCCCTTGTGAGTGCTGAAACCATGGTGGATATGCCGCCAGCGCCAGCCGGCTTGACTGGGTGCGTGCCGTTGCGAATGCGGCGGACCAAGTTGCCGCTTACCGCAAAGGCGGCGCCCGTCTTCGCGCAGCTCTGTTCGCTGGCGAGGATCTGGCTCACGATCTCGGGCGTGACCTTGGTTCGAGCCAGCGTGATTGCACGGTTGGCCAGGATGCGGCGAACCTGACCCTTGAAGATCCCTTTGCTGCGCACGTGGCGGCCAAATGCGGCATCCGTGGCGCAGCGGATGTGTTCGGGGTTCACGCAGGCCGGGTTGCCATAGGTGTTGAATACCCGATGCCCTGGAGGCACAGCAACACCCTTGGTGACGTGATAGACAGCGCGGTATCCACACTGCGAGGACATCTTTCCTCCACGAGCCAGATTCGGGGCATAGATGAACGGGACGCGATCATCGCCACGGGTCGCACCGCGCCACAGCCAGTGCCCGTCCTCGTCAATGAAGCAGCGGCCTTTGATCTCTTCGAGCGTTCGCATGATCAGAAGTCCTCCGCGTACTTGGCTTGACCCTTCACGGGCGCGGCCAGCGAGGCGGTGGACTGGTTCCACAGCTGGTACTGGCCCTCGAAGTGCAGCGCCAGCTCGCCCTTGCGACCGCCACGGGCCTTGCCGAGACTGCAGCCCTTCAGGGTGCAGCCGTTGTCGGCGGGCGCGTGGTCCCACAGGAAAATGATCGTGTCGGCGTCCTCTTCGATGGCCCCGCATTCCTTGAGGTCCGACATCTGGGGGCGCGGGTTCGTGCGCTTCTCCACGTCGCGGTTCAACTGGGAGAGCAGCACAACGGTGATGCGCAGCTGCTTTGCCAGGCGCTTCAGGCCGCGCGTGATGTCTTCGAGCTGGGTGCGGCGCTCCTTGCGCGGGTCGCCCTGCATCAGCTGCAGGTAGTCCACCACCAGGGTCTTGATGCGGTACTTGCGGACCAGACCGCGTGCCTTGGACGTGACCTCGGCCAGAGTCAGGCCCGGCACGTCGTACAGGTACAGCGGCAAGTCGCGGATGGCTTCGACAGCCTCGGTAACACGCGCCCATTCGTCGTCCGTCAGCTGGCCTGTCTGGATGCCGTCGAGTGGCACGCGGCCCTTGTTCGCGACCGTGCGGTCCACGACCTCATCGTTTTCCATCTCCATGCCGAGGAAGGCCGTGGGGATGCCTTCGGCAGCCTGGCGCTCGGCGATCTGCTGTGCAAGGCTGGACTTGCCGACCGAAGGGCGCGCGGCGATCACCACCAGCTTGCCGTCGGCGAAGGCGCTGGGCGCCATACGGTCGAGGCCGGGGAATCCGGAGGAGCGGCCTGCCTTGGTCTTGCCGTCGGCGCGGCTCATCAGGCGATCGATGAACCCGCCAGCGAACGCGGACACAGGTTGGGGCTCGGTGCCGGCCTTGCTCTCCAGCACACTCTCCAGCGCCAGCACCGAGGCGCCGACGCGCTGCTCGATGGTCTGCGTGCCGTCGCAAGCGAAGCCGGACACCTGATGGGCCACGGACCGGAGGGCGCGCTCCTTGGCGTAGCGGGCGATGGTCTCCGCATGGGTGGGCACAGCTCGGGGCGAGCAGTAGCCCTTTGCCAGTTCGTTGACATCCGACCACACCACGTCCTGGCCCTGCAGCGAGTCCATGACGGTCACAAGGTCCACGAACTTGCCGGCCAGGATCAGCCTCTCGGCAGCGAGCCACAACGTGCGGTGAAGCGGGACGCAGAAGGCATCGGCCGAGATGATCGCTGCAGCGGTGTCATATGCCTCGGCTCCGTTGGCCAGCACGGCGCTCAGCACGGCGCTTTCAGCCTCGCCGGAGAACAGCAATTCCTCTTCGGGCAGGTCAAAGGCGTTCATGCCGCCTCCCGTGCCGCTGCAGCTGCGTCAGCCACGCGCTTCGCCTGCTGGCCTTCGCTGGTCCACTGCGCCGGACCATCGGCGTGCACCGTCCAGAACCTGTACCAGCGGTCCCGCACCGAGTTCGCGAACACGGCAGGCCAGTCCTTGTACTTTTTGTCCTTGCGCAGGCCAGTCGTGTGCTCCTCACGGAAGCGCAACCAGGCGATCTGCGCCATGTCGTCGCTGATGCCGGCGTCGGTCATGTCCTGCCGGATGTGGTGGTCTTCAGGAATCGGCTTCACGTTCTGCGCCTTGCACTCAGCCAGGTAGGTCTTCAGCGTGATCGACTTCGAAGCGGGTGGGGAAGAGCGCGAGCCCTCGCGCGTCTCTCTCTCTTTATCTTCTTCTTTATCTTCTTCTAGGCCGTTACCTTGGCGTTGCTGAAACGTTTCATCGTCGTTTCCAGCTTCGTTGCCTGAAACGTTTCCACCACCGTTACCGGATTCGGCCTTCTTCTTCTCGCGATGCTTTGCCACGCGCGCGGTGCTGTTGTCGCTGCGCATCTGGCGTTTCTCCCAGCCCAGTGGCTGCCAGTCTTCGGAGATCAGGCCACCGGCAACGAGGCGCTTCTTGACCTCGCGGATGACGGCATGATCAATCCACATGCGCTGAGCGACGATGCGGTCCATCAGGTCAGGCGCCGCGCCAGAGTCCAGCGTGCCGTCGCACTTGAGCGCCAGCAGGCCGATGAAGTGGCGTTGGTCTTCAAAGGCCAGGGCAATAATCTTGGGATCGTTGAGGAACTCGGAATACATCCGGAACCAGGGGTAGCTGCCTGCGTTGCTCATGCCGGGCTCCTTGCGTTGTCGGCCGCGTGCTCAGC